CTTCAGCAGCTTCGGGTCGTCGCCGTTCATGGCCTTGATCACCACCATCGCCATGTTGAACTGCTCAGGCGTGGCCGTTGACTCGTGCAGCACATTTTCCCACTCGATCGTGCGATCCATCGTGTCGAGCGCGTCGATCAGCAGCCTCGGGTCGGTGATCTTGCGTTCCTTCAGCACAGACTGGAACGGCTCGGCCTCGCGGATCTGCGACTTCATCGCCTTGAACCGCTCGGTGGCTTTCTGCGTGCGCAGTCCCATCGAGGCAAGCTCGGCGTCATCCTCAGCCTTCGCCTTGGCTTCCGGCGTGACAGCAGGATCAGCGATGACGGCCTTGGGATCGACCGTCTTGGCAGCCGCAGCAGCGGCAACGTCGGCTGCATCCTTTGGCAGCGGCGGTATGGATTCGGGATCGTCGACGGCCTTGGCCGCACCTTCGCGGAAGGCGGCGATCGAGGCCGTTTCCTTCGCTTCCGGTGTGGCTTGATCGCTTGGCGTCGGCGCGTCGATCGCCACTTCGGCGGCGGGAAGGTCGGTAGGGGTCGTGTCCGGTGCGGTGACACCATCTTCGATGATCATTGCGTAACTCCTTGCGGCATGGCCGCGGGGCCGGGCGGTGGCGGAAGGGTGGGCTGCGGCACAGTGCCGACGTGCTTGCTGTCGATCTGGGTCGGTGCATCGGTCGGCTGTGGTAACGAGCCGTTGACCATCTCGTCGACCAGGTTGTCAGGGATGTGCGGATAGGCCGCCATGATCATGGCCTTAGCCGCCTTTGGCGACACCAGGCCGCCGCGCACGTTGGCGCAGATCACCACCAGCTCGGCCGTCTGCGGACCCATCAAGGCCGACTCGTTCAACGGGATCGGCGGCGGTTGCGGCGGCGGCGGCGGGATGGCCGGCGGGTCTGGCATGAACTGGTTGGCGTCGACGCGATCACCGGAGCGGCGCACGGTTTCCTCGACCAGCGATTCCAGGCAGTCCGCGATCTCGTCGTTCGTCGACATGCGCAGCTTGCCGATCTCCTCGATGGTGTTCTTCAGCATCGGTAGCAGCTGGGTCCACACCTGCTGCTGCATGGCCGTGTCGGGCTTGCCGGTCGAGCCGGCGACGATGTCGATAGTGACCAAGGCGTGCAGGTCGTCGATGGACATTCTTTGCGGCCAGAGCGACCACGGGCCGGCAATTTCCTGCACATCCTCCTCGTTCATCACCTGCAGCATGATCTCGCCGCAGTACGAGGCAAGGTCGGTCAGCATCGAGTCGATGCCGTCCTTCTGGTAGCCGGTGCGGCTGTTCGTGCCCTGTTGCTGGATCTGTGCTTCGGTGGCCGTCTTGGCGGTGCGGATTGAGGACGACAAAGCCTCCTGAATGCCCCACACGATTTCCAACTCTGCGCGGATGGTGCCGGTGTCGTAGAGCGCCATGTCGATTGGCGGATAGGCGATTGTAACAATGGCGTCCCTGATTGGATGACCGGGCGTCAACGACTTCAACGGCACCATCTCGACCGATATCGCCTTTTCCAGCTTGGCTATCTCGTCCTGCGAATACTGCGACGAGTCGAAGCCAGACTTCGGGATGCATCGGGCGCGGTGCTTCTTGTAGTTGCTGCGCACGGCGTTGTACTCGTCCAGCAGCGGCGCGGAGCGTTCGACGTAGGAGCGTGGATGCCTCCGGCCGTCGATCGAGCCCATGATCACCGCGAAGAACGGGTGACCACGGAACGATGACACCTGCGGCGGCTCGGCGGGCAGCAGGTAGTAGTCGCAGCCCTCGGCCAGCGTCAGCACGACACCAGAGCGGCGGTCCCACACTTCCCAGATGCACCCGAAGGCAGGGATTTCTGCCACCGGCATGTCGGACGTGTCGAGCGCGACTCCGGGGTTCTCCGCACCACCGAATGATCCAGTCTTGGTGTAGGCATCAGCTTCCTCGGAACGAACGCTGGTTGCCGCACGGCCGGTGTCGTCGTCACGCGTGTCCTTGGGCTTGACCGGCCAGTACTTCGTGATCTTTCGGATGTCGTCGTCCTTCAGTCCCTTGTAGTCGGCCCTGATCTGGGCGAACGACTTGAACGCGCGCATCGCCAGCCACGAGGCATCGTTGTACTGCGCGATCTGGCGCACGTCGGTCGATACCTGCATGTCCTCGGCCGGCACGAAGTCGATCACCAGGCCGCGGGCCACGAGGATGTCGACCTTCTGCTCAAGACCTGCGATCTGTTGTTCCAGCTGCGCCTGCTTCTGCTCGACGTTCGGGTCCATGCCGCTGTCGATCTCTGCCTTGGTGGCGGCGATCTGCGAGAGCTGTTCGCGGGCATCGCGGATCTGGCCTTCGATGATCGGGTCTTTGCCTTCGCGTTCCAGCCACGACGCTTTGAGCCAGCCGATGCCGACCGTAAGCGCGGAAATCGTGGCCAGCTTGGCCGCAGCCTTGAGCTTGGCCTTCCGCCACGAGTCGTGGATCACCAGTTCCAGCGTCTCGGCCAGCTGCTTGGCGTCCTCGCGCTTCTTCTGGTACGGCGCCATCATCTCGGCGACCTTGGCCTTGACCGCGGTGTCCGTTTCCTTCTGCGACTGCTGTGGGTTTGGCGGTGGCTGGCCTGGCTGGCCTTGTGGCGGTCCACCTGGCGGCGGTGAATCCGGCAAAGGCGGCTGACCGGGGCCGGGTGTTGGAGCGCCACCCATGATTCTGCCAAGCAACGATTTCACCATGCCTGGTGGCGGTGGCTGTGCTCCGGCCTGCGGCATCGCCTGCGCGGCTTGCGACTGTGCTTGCTGGCCTACCTGAGCAAGCTGCTCTCGCACCATCGCCTCGATCGCCTTCTGCGGCGGCGGATCGGTCATACCGCTCGGTGTCACGTCGAGATCGGGATTCTTGGCGTACAGGAAGCTTTGCAGCACGTCGATGTAGCTCTGCGCTATCGGCACGTCAACCGTGAAACCGCCGCGGTCGGAGCGCGCGTAGCGGCGGTCGATCGCATACTGCTTGCGCGCCTGCTCGTCGAACTTGCGCGCCGCGGTGATCTCCTTGTGCCACTTCTTCACGTCGGCACATTCGCGCGCCTTGGCGGCAGCTTGTGGGTCTTCCTGATCGACGGAGGCGACACCTTGCGAGAAAGCCGCGGACGGGTCGATGGCTGCGGGGTCTTGCGGGTATTCGGTCGCCATGGGTGATCCTCAGGTCAGGTGTAGAACTGGTCGCGCTTATCTTTTTCGTCATCGTATTCAAGGTCGAGACCTTCCACCCATGAGCGGGTGAACGGCTTGACCGACTTTCGCCGGCTACTACTGGCGGCCGTTGCGTTCCACATCTTGCTCAGTCCGCGTGCGGCCAGGCTGCACACGTCGACCATGTCATCCGTTCGCCCAGCCTCTCCGGTGAAGCTGCACAGCTGATTGACCAAGCGATCAGCCCATTCCGTATCAGGAAGCCAGACGGTTCCAAGCGATGCCCGCGCGGCGAAGCCTAGCGCACGTTCTGCCTTATTGCCCGCCGACGCCAATGGCTGACGCATGACGTAAGCGTTGTTTTCGCGCAGACTCTTGGTGATGGCTCCGTCCACGGCGCGCAGAATAACTCCCTTTTCCTCGAACCAGATACGCGGCTTGTTCGCCTTGATCATCCGTACTGCGGCATTGATCCACTGGTCTGGCGCGGTCTGGCCGCTCCACCAATCCGTGAAATACATGTCGCCCTGGTCATCGAGCGACGGGATACCGTGCTCAGTCCAATCGCCACCGTCAGTGCTTACCGCGTAATCGCTGGCCATGTACGTCGCCAAGTTTTCCGGCTTCTTGTCGTAGCGTTTCTTGAACCATTCACGCTTGAACAGAAGTCCAGAGACACTGCGAGGCTTTCCTTCCCAGATGTGCTGGTAGAGGTCATCGTTGAGCGACTTCATCTTCAGGCGCTCGTCATCCATGGCCTGGTTAAACCACGGGTTGTCGCGCCAGTTGATTTCGATCACCAAGGCATCAGCATCACCGTGTTTGACGAATCGCTGGTAGACATAATCCTCTTCGCTGTCCGAGTTGAATGTGGCCCACACTTCGGCGCCATCGGTGCGCAGGATCGTCGGTATCAGCAGGTTCCACGAATGCTCGGAGACTGACTGCGCCTCTTCGACCCAGACGATGTCGTAGCCCTCGAATGATTTGATCGAGCTTGCGGTGTGTGCGCGCAAACCGGTGAACGAGAACAGGGTGCCGTTGCATCCGACGATCTGCCCGTTCACGAGTCGGTAGTATCTTCCTAGCCCCATGCGTTCGATGTAGTCGAGAAGCAATTGCTGGCTGGACTCCTTCAGCGACTTCTGCACTTCGCGGCCACAGAGGATGCGCAGCTTGCGTTGCATGCCCATTGCAAGCAGCACCTGGGCGACGGTGTGCGACTTAGCGCCGCCGCGACCGCCATGCATGATCTTGAAGCGTCGTGGCCGCAGGATCGGTAGAAGCTTTGCGGGTATCTGGATCGGAATCTGGGGCGCGAGCGCCGTCATTCCTTGGGCGCCACCGGATGGATGATGAACTGCGGCGCCGGCAGGGGACTCGCTGGATCGTTCGACAGCACAGTCTTGGCCTGATACCGCGTGTTCCATACCGCCAGAAGCTTGTGGTCGATCCACAGCACCAGCTTGTCGCGGTCGACGCTGCCAGTGGAATCTCCGCCCTGTTCTGGCTTCTTACCCTGCGCGGTCTTGCGCATCCGCACAGCGAAAGCGTCTGAGCCTGTTTCGAAGGCTTGGTCGATGCGCTGGCCGATCAACGCATCCGCCTTGCGCCAGTCGTTCAACGTGTGACGCGGCAGTGGCGGATCCATCGCCCGAAGGATCACGTTCAGCGGCACGCCGCCCTTTTCCATCTCGGCGACGATGTGGTCGACCAGCGCGATCTTCTCGTCGGGCGTGGCGTGCTTGCCCATCAGTGCACCGTGCGCTGCTGCGCTGCCCAGAGGTTGTT